GGCAACTCGCGCCGGGCTGACAGCTCCTGGCGGATGCGCTCCATCGGGTGCCACTTCCAGTCGTCGATCTTGCTGGTCTTGGGGTCCTGGTAGGGAGGCTGCTTGCCCTCTTTGAGCTTGACGGGTTTCACAGCGCCTCCTTGGGCCTTGTTGATGTCGTAGTCCTCGGTGTCGTACGTGCCGCGGTTGCCGATCGCTGACTTGATCGCGCCCGGGTTGTACACGCCCAAGTTCTTGACGCCGCCTTCCTTGACCCAGAACGAGTCGTGGCCCAGCGCGCGGATGGCGTGCTGGGTGTGGCCCAGCTTGTGCAGCATCGTACGCACCGCGTGAATGTGCTTGGGGTTCTCGTAGTCGAACGGCTTCTTGGCTTGCACGTGCACCGGCATGATGTTCTGCGCGCTGGGCAGTTGCTCGGCCAGTTTGTTTGCGTAGAGCGTCTGCGTGAACGAGTGCGCCTGGGGTGAACCGATCAGTGCTATTTCGCGCTCAAGGTTTTGCATATTCCGTCGCGTCTGATGTTTGGTCATCTCTTTTGCGGTCAAGTCTTTTGCGCGCTCAATCTGCTCGCCCGTCAGGATCGTGCCGACGTTGCGTTTCATCCAGGATTCGCTCAAGTCGGCGAAGTCGTGCGCGAACTTGGGGTTGGGCGTCACGAACGACGCGCCGGCCTGCTTGGGCTTGAACTGGCGGATGTCCTGACCGGTGCCGTGGTACATGCGCTGCTTGACCTCGCTGGGCTCCAGGAACGCCTGCCGGCCCTTCTCGCGCAGCTCGGCGCTCATCTGCTCAACACTCTTGCCCGCCGCAAGGTAAACCGCGCCTCCTTGGGCCTTGGTGATGTCGGGGTTCGTCGTGTCGTACGTTCCCCTGTTGCCGATCGCTGACTTGATTTGTTCTGGCTTTGGCACTGCGTAGTGCGTTTGCACCGGCTGATCGGGGTGGTGGTCTCGGGTGTTGTGGATGATGAGCCCATCGTACTCACCTTTTTTAATCGCCCGCATTGCAATAGCTGCTCGGTCTTTATTTGTCGTGACACGCCCTTTGGCATCCATTACGAGCGGATTGCGCATTGACAGATACGCAGGGTATATGGCCGCGCCAGTTTTGTTTTCTACTGCTCTACTGGCCGCAGCCCATCGTGCTTTAGCTATATCGCTCTCTTCTTGGCCTTTAGCATTTATCTCCGCTTTATGGGCGGCGTTCTGTTCTGCGCGTGTTTCAGGTGATGGCCTCGTGTAGTAATCTGCCCCTATAGGGGAAGATGTAAACCATGTCAATTTTTGTTTTCCAGTGCGCGCCAACCCTGATGTCCCGGCTTTACCGGGATCTAAGGTTGAATAATCCCCGCCTGTGCCGTGGTACACCCGTTGCTTGACCGCGCTTGGCGCCAGCATTGCCTGTAGGTTCTTCTCGCGCAGCTCGGCGCTCATCTGCTCGGTGCTGGGTGCCTTAGCCATGGTGGTGCCCTACTGGTCGTACGGGTTGCCCCGCCGCTTGTTGCTCGTCTTGTCGGCGTCCGCGTAGTCGTCCTCGTCCAGCCAGTCCTTGGGGTAGTCGATCGTCAGCCAACCGGCGTCGCGCAGGTAGCGCAGGCCCTGGCTCATGGCGTCCACGAAGTCGTCGTGCGCCGTGCCCTCGGGAAAGCTGCAGATCTGGCTGATCATGCCCTCGGCCCAGTCACGCACGAACCCGCGCTTGTTGCTGCTCTCGGGCACCCAGACACGCCCGGCCTTGATGATGTTCGACACGATCGACAGGCGCTGGATCTTGTCGGCCCGGCCCGGATTGTAGGCTTGCACGGGCACGCCGGCGCGTTGCAGGTCCTGGATCAGGCTGATGCCCGCGCTCTTGTCTTCCACCAGCAGCAGGTCGACGCGCTTCTTGTTCTTGCCCTCCCCGTACACCGTCTCGTACTCGTCGAGCACCTTGGGGCGCAGGTCCGGGTACTGCAGGTGCTCCTGCCAGCAGTCCACCACCAGCGCGCACATGCTGCCGTCCTCGGGCTTGAATATGCCGATCGTGATGTGCGCCGTCGGGTCGTTGATCGTCTTCTCGCTCGTCGCGCAATCCAAACTCTGCAACACGAACTCGAACTTGGGCAGCGGCTTGGCCGCCGGCCAGAGCTTGAACCAGTCCCGCTTGACGATGCCGCCCTCCTCGGGATCGATGATCTCGGCGTGGATCTCCTGGCGGCCCAGCTTCGTGCCCTCGTACTGCAAGATCTGCTTCTGGAACGACGGCGCGAGGTTCTTGATGTTGGCGTAGGTCGACGCGCGCGTGACCACCACGTCGTCGCCATCGCGGTCGATCAGCGCCATCACCACGTCCTTGGGCTTGGGCGTGGTCGACGCGATCAGCTTGGTGTGGGTGCCCAGGCGGATGCCGAACTGGATCATGTCCCAGCTCTCCTGCAGGTACTCCCAGGCCGCGAGCTCGTCGAGCCAGCCGCCGTGGAACTGCGGGCCCCGGAACCGCTCGGGCTCCGATGCCGGTATGCCCTTGATCAGCGTGCCGTTGATCAGCGTGAGCTCGTGCAGCGTCGAGTTGTACTTAGCCACCAGCACCGGCGGGATGACCGCCAGCAGGCCGCTGTCGCCCTCGTAGCAGGTGCTGCGCAGGTCAGAGCTGGTGGGCGCCGACACCAGCCAGCGGGTGTTGGGCTGCTCCCAGGCCCACCAGCCCAGTGTCTCGGCGGCTGCCCGGGTTTTTCCGGCGCCTCTTCCCGCACACAGCAACCAGCAATTCCACCAGTCCCCCGGCGGCTCGATCTGGTGCTTGTGCGCTTTCATGAGCCAGCGCGCGCGCCAGTCGAACGCCGCCCGCTGCGCTGCGGGTAGCTGCGAGTACTGCTTGAGGACCGCCGGGTCTTCGAGCAGCTCCAGCATTACGCGACGCCCTTAGTTTTCTCGAACGTGCGCAGGCCGCCCAGGCCGAGCATGCCCAGCATGAGCTCCCAGAGGTTGCCGTCGATGCCCGGCAGCGCCGGCCATGCGTGCCCGGTCACGACGCCGGCCCACTGCAGCAGGGGCCGCGCGATGTACTGGCAGGCCAGCGCCGCAGCGCAGACCCATCCGATCGCCGGGCGCCAGCCTGAAGTAAACCCGCTCGGGCTGGCCGCCTCGGCCTTGTTGGTGTCTAGCTGGCCCTGGACGATCGCCACTGCCGCCGCGAGCTGCGCCGCCTCGGCTGCCGACTTGTCGGGCCAGATCTTGCCGATCGCCACGGTGGCGAGCTCGATGCCGGCGGTCAGCGGATCTACTGCCACTTGTCGGTCTCCATCTGCGTCGCCAGCCGCATCGCCCTGGCGGGCGTCTGCTTGGCCCAGGTGCTGTCGAGCATGCCCAGCGCGGCCTCGCCGTAGTGCCCGTCCTCGATGCTGCCCAGGGCCCTGCGGAAGGCCAGCAGGCCCTTGGTGCCCATTTGGAAGGCCATGTTCACCAACACGGCTCTACGGGGCTCTGAGAGCCTCGCAGCCCACGGCAGGGCTCGCAAGACCTCGGCGGTCTTGGCCTTGATGTCGTTGTCGAGCAGGTAGTTGATCTCGTCGAAGCTCAGGCCACCGCCCTTGCGTGCGTCGATCAGGCGCCCGACGCCGATCGTCCAGAAGCCCAGGCTGTCCTTGTACGCGCAGGGGTCGATGCCCTCGTCGCGCCGGAGCTGCTCGGTGAGCGTCACTTGTCGGCCTTCCCGTCGAGCCGGTCGAAGATCTTGCCCAACATCTCCTTGATCTCGCGCATGTCGGCCCGATGGTCATCGCGGGCAACGTAGGTGCGCGGGAGGTCCTCGCGCAGCTTGGCGAGGTCGGCCTTGAGCTCCTTCACCGCCGCCCACAACTCTCTAGCGAGCCAGCCGGTGACGGCGCAAGCAGTGCCAAGGCCGAAATCGATCAGGTGTTGCGAATCCATCTATTCCTCGGCTTGGCGCTTGAGCGCCATGTTCTTCAGCAGCTCGCCGAATATGTCGAAGCTCACCGTGTGCTCGACCTTCGAGTCGTCCACCGTCACGTTCTGACGGCTGCCGTACTTCTTGGGGTCCCAGCAGGCCAGCAGGCGCAGGCGGACGTCCGTCTGATTTCTGCGCCACGAGATACTGCCCGGGTCGTAGCGTTTATTGCCCAGGTCGTCGTGCACCTCCAGCGGCTGAGTATCAATCAGCCGCATGCAATCTTGCGCGATGATCTCGTAGCCGGCATCCCGCGCGCGCGTGTACGCCAAGGCGAAGTCTGGGTCTTCGCGCTGCCAATCGGATATTGTGATTGCGCTCGGTTTCCCGGGCAGTGCGCACCATTGCGCCAGCGGTTTGCTCGACGCGATCCAGGCCGCAACGTCGAGCTTGAGCTCGGCCTTGTTGGGGAAGTTGCTTATGCCCTTGGGGCGTCCTCGTGTAGCCATGCGCGCGAGTCTACCCCAGCGAGCTGCGTGGCGGCAACCGGTCTTGAGTTTTCCGGGCTGCTGGAAAACTCAGGTCTCATTCCTCGGTCCAGTTTTCCAGCGAGCAGACGAGCGCGAGCTCGGCCTTCAGGTCCACGATCTGCAGCAGCACGAGCGTGAGCTGCGTCGTGCGGGCCTCCAGGCGGGCGCGCAGCGCCTCGACCTGGGCTTCCAGCTTGGCGATGCGTTTGGCGTCAGTCATGGGCGATTGTTGCAAGCGAAGCACTCGCCGCCCTTGATGTGCTGGTACGCCGGCAGGTAGCCCTTGCCGCCGCAGCGGTGGCAGCCGATCGACCGGGTGCGCACCGCCGGTGCAGCGAGATCGGCTTTCACCGCAGCGATGCGGACAGCTTCAGCAGCCCGCGCCGCAGCCATGTCCCGGTCATTGGTTTCTTGGTCGAAACCAGCGAACAACCCTGCCACTATTTCGTTGAACTGAAAGTCAGTCATGCTGCTCTCTCCTCGATCATGTGCCGGGGGCCGTGGTTGTCGTATGAGACGAACGTGATGTCGGACCAGACTTGGCCGCCACCGATGCGCTTCTGCGCGGCCTTGAAGTTCTTGTAGCTGACCCAGGCGTAGCCTTTCTCCTCGACCTGGATCTTCAGGCGGGTAGTGCGCCCGCTGTAGGCGGCGCGCAGGGTGGCGTAGGTGACGGCGCTCATTGCGCTGCCCCTTCGATGGCGTCCCAGTACGCCTGCTCGCCGGGCGTCATGCCGGCCTCAAAGTACTCCTCGTTGTCCAGCTCGGCCTCGTAGCGGGCCTGGGCGGCGGCCACGCGGGCCGCGATGTCCTGATTGACCAGGGCGTTGAATTCGTTTTGGGTCATGTCGTCTCTCCGTTGCTGAAGTTGATATTGTAACCCGGGGTTTGAGTCCCCGGGTGTTTTTTCAATCGCCGAGCACGAACCCGAACGACTCAATGCGGGCGCGCACGTCGCGCTTGTGCCGACGATCGGTGACCGTGTCAAAAGGGGCGTGGTCCGACCACGAGTGGAAGAAGTACTCGATGCCGTGGTTGCGGCACGTTTTCCACAATTCGATGATCTTGGCAGCTTGGTCTTCAACGCTCAGGACCGGCGCGCGCTGCAAAGCGCGGATGCGCAGCCTTTCGGCCTCGCCGATATGCCGATGGGGAATTCCTGTGCTCATGTTGCTCTCCTTGGTGTGGGGCCGTAGCCCCGGGGTTTGATCAGAAGTGTGGGTTCTGCGTGTAGTGGTGGCCGTTCACCAACGACCAGCTCTGCTGCATCCAGCCGCCCGTCTGCTTGCGGCGGTTGAACACCTTGCCCTCGCTGGTCTCGACGCGCTTGAGCGACTTGCTGACCTTGACGACCGTGCCGCACGGGTAGCAGTCGCCGTTGAACCCGTAGCTGACCTCGTCGCCGATCGCCGGGGCGCGGATGACGTCGTAGCGCGGGCTGCACTGGCCGCCGGCATCGGTGGCGACGTACGCCTCGCCGCTGAACACCGACGCGGCGTCGGCCACGACCTGGGCGAACATCAGCGTGTCGAAGTCGTTGCGGTTGGCCCAGCCGCCGTCGCCGATCGAAAACCAGCGCGTGCCCACGCCACGGTGCTCTGCGGGCAGGCTGCCCTGGATGGCGGTGACTTCGAGGCGGCTGTTGAGGTGGAAGTAGTTCATGTCGGATCCTTGGGGACGGGTTGCTGAAGTAGAGATTGTAACCTGGAGTTTGAGGCTCCAGGTAAATTTTTTACGCTGCTTGCGTGACCTTGGGGCGCATGATCATGGTCTGCGCCACGCCGTTGTAGACCGCGTGTTCCTTGATCGTGGCCTTGACCTCGCCGGTCTTGCCCTGGCCCAGGAAGTCGGCGTTGCCCTTGTAGATGACCACGTTGCCGGCTGCGTCGCGGCAGATGCTCATCCAGCTCGTGCCGAACTGGGACTCCAGGCGGAGCTCGCGCTCGCAGGTCAAGGTCAGGGTGACCTTGTCGCCGATGTAGCCAAAGTGCTGGCTGGGGGCCTTGGCACGCTTGGCGACCTCGGCATCCACCAGGGCAATCTGACGCTCTGTGGGGGCCTTGGCGCGGGCCAGGAAGGACTCGCGGAAGCCGACCCAGAAGTCGCCGTCCAGGCCCTGGAGCTTGGCAACGAACTCGGCGTTGGCGGCCACGAAGGCCGCGCGCTGGGCGACCAGCTCGGCCTCGCGGGCAGCGTAGATGGCGTTGGTCTTGGCGGTCGACGCCTCGGCGCGCTTGACCGCGATGGCGTCGAGCTTGGCATTCTGCTCGGGGGTGTAGAGCTTGTCGACCTTGACCTTGCCGACGCCGCTGCCGCCGCACAGGAAGCAGGCGTACCCGGTGTGGGCCCACTCAGGGCGGCCACCAGCGCCGCCGCAGCGAGTGCACTTGCTGGTGTAGCTGTAGCCGCCGGTGCAGTTGGCGGTGCGGGCGGTTCCTGCGCGAGTGAAGAGTTGGGTCATGTCGATCTCCGTTGCTGAAGCTGATATTTTAACTTCAAGTTTGAGCCCCGTGGGGCTTTTTCTTGAACTATTTTTACGCCCCGGTCAGGTTGTCGGCCTCGACCGCGTGATCGGACAGCCACACGTCTGCAACGCCTTCGAGCGTCTCGGCGAGGTCGACAAGCGTCTCCGCGTGCTTGCGGTGGGTGCTGATGTAGCGCAGCGTGTCCACCGCCTCCTTGAGCAGGTAGCGCATGCGATCGAGCTCGGCCTCCTGGTCCGCCAGGGCGGCGTGCAGGCCGGTTGCCAGGGTGTCGCCCGCCACGTAGGCGGCGAGTTCGTTTTCGGTGTGGGTGAGGTAGTTCATGATCAATCCTCCAGAAAGTAACGGACCAGCAGGTCGTGGATGTCGTCTTCGTATTCCTCGATGTCGCCGACGATCGTGGCGCCAACGGTCAGGCACTCGCCCACCAGATACGTCTCCAGGCCCGTCACCTGGGCGATCGCCGATGCGATCTCGTCGAAGCGCGTGACCAGCAGGCCCTCGTCGGCCAGCTCGTCGCGGTACTCCCAGGCGC